CGGGGCCTCCTTTTAAGAAAGTATTATCATGGGATCACCATACTTTGTTCATGCTCAGGTTAACCGGATCCACGTTGTTAAGTCGTTGAGAGGTCTTGAAAGAGTCCTTACAACAATTAAAAACAGCATGGGTTCTCCGACTATCACTGAGCACTCACCTGAATGGTGTGTCGTACGTGATATTTACTCGAACTACCGTAAAGCTTGGTTTAACAACCAACGCGTTATGGTATTCCTGGAGGCTCGATACGAGTGGACGGGCTGGGAGAAATTCCAGCGCGTTCTCATTATCGACTTCTCAGGATCGTCAGACACCGTAAGCAACGGTCTACCGGATGATATCATCTGGAGATTCGAGCTTACGGAAAAGTTCTGATTTCTTTTAAGAGGTCCTTACTTTAAGGGTTTTCTTTCCATCGCCCGATTCCTCGGAACGATGGGGGCATTAACGCCCTAATTAAATGGTGAACAAATGACTACTGAAACGATCGTCGTGAGTTCAGACGGAAAATGGACTCTGCAAGGGACTGAATTCGATGGCCAGGGTGGTCATCGAGCTAAGAATCAGGCAGGTTCATCTACTTATGAACGCACTCGGCGCGTTAAGGAAAGTTATAATACGCCCAATATGTGGCGTAAGGTGACCGAGTATGTTGAGTTTCGGCCGCGTAGCGGCCGTCGCCCAACATATCCCCGGAAGCCAGTTCTCCATCTACCTCGCTACCCATACCTAAAGCCTAGACGACCTTTACAGTCGGATAGGTCTTGGCGTATGGCTCTAACTCGTTTTCGCTTAAATGTGAAACGATATGAGCAACTTAAGCTACGCAGAGTTGCCGACTTCGATGCACGTATGCGCAAATTCAATGTACGTCTCGCTAAATACGAGGCATTTCAGAAGAAGATGCGTGATGGTGTACCGAAGAAAGTTAGAAAGCGTAACAAAGGGATCGACCCTGAGTGGCACCCGTTTAGCCAGGTACAAACTTTTGATACGGGAACTTTAGGAACATGGACGACCAATTGGCGCCAATGGTTTTACGGTTCACCGATCCAAGGTAAGTACTGGTATCGCGGAGATATTACTCAGATAGTTGATCTCGTTGCAAATGGTGGTTGGCCGACGTCAAATCTTAACGAAATGACGTCTAAAGCTTTAGCAGCTGCCGACTCCATCGCTCTTAATCGTTTCCACGAGAAGCTCTCAGGTGAACAAATTCACCTAGGGCAAGTTATCGCGGAGCGTGCACAATCCATAAGTCTGTTAGCAAACTCGGTTGCCCGACTAGTTAACTTCTTACGGTACTTCACCCCGAAAGCGACCCTGCGGGCCGTGACTGGTTTGGTAAGTAAGCGCGGCGGCCGTCAGGTCGCTGATGATTACTTAGCATTCAAGTTCGGTGCAGAGCCTTTAATGGGTGATGTAAAAGGTGCGGCAGAGGCGGTCGCTCATTTGTTAGTCGATAAAATCGATACTAACACTTTGAAGGTGACAGGCTCTGCTAATAAGGTTGAGGAAAACACTTTTAGTTTTGTCCGAAATGGCATGACATATGTGGCTACTCAACGAGTAAGTGTTAATGTCCGGTACGTATGTGAATACGGTCTTGACAATATCCTTTCTCGCGAAATGTCTAAGTTGGGCCTCATAAACCCAGCCGAGATAGTTTGGGAAGTCGTTCCGTGGTCATTCGTTGTAGATTGGGTTCTTCCTGTAGGGAACTATATCCGTCACCTAACAAGTGACATTGGAGTAGTTTACCGCAGGGGTACCCGATCCGAACGAGTGGTTTCGACGACAACCGTAAAGCTAATCCACAATGGTGTCGACCCTAATACACCAGCATATTGGAATAGCGAGCAGTGGGATGATTTTAACTGGCAGCGAACCCGCGGCACGACAAGTAAAGTGCGAACTTTGCTTAGCGTTGCACCAAAGGTCCAGCTTCCCCAGTTTAAAAATCCTCTGTCCGTTACCCATGTGCTGGAGAGTATGGCACTACTTTATCAAAAATCCAAGTTCAAATGAACATCTTTTTGGAGTTAACCAAAAATGCCAGCTTTCACCGCTCTAACCATCAACGATGGCCAGGCCACACCCGTCGCTCACACATATTCGCAGAAGACCCTTATCGGGACTGAGGCGACATATGTGGATCGCGCAAGTGGAATCACGGTTGGTTTCCCTACCGTGGTGGTGAACTCGATGCCACCCACCAAGACTTCGCGCCTGACAAAGGTGCGGATGAAGGTGGTTTTGCCTGTCCTCGAGGTTGTCAACGCTTCGACGTACAACGGGATTACTCCCGCTCCGACGAAAGCGTATGACCTGACTTTCGATGCCATGTTTTTCCTCCCTGAGCGTTGCACCTTGTCACAGCGAAAAGATATCCTTGCTTACGCACGGAATCTGCTCGCCAATGCCTTGACAACTGCCTTGGTTGAAACACAAGAAACGATTTATTAACCGTTTCTCATCTGAAGTCTGACCCCGTTATGACAAAAGTAAAACGTGGCTCTTTGAGATCAATTCTCAAGAGTTCTCAGGTCTTTAAGCCAGAGAGCAAGCTGGATATCCAGTTTGCAAAAAAGTTCCTTGAAGCTCTCGATACCCCGCTGAGTCTAGGTATTGCTTTGTTGTTGGAAAACAACGAGCATGCCCAGATCGCAAGGTACAAGTACAACCCTAATCGTGAGATTCGGGGCGATCTTGTAAGAGATAATCTAGCTGCCGCCTCCCTTCTCCGTAAGTATAAAGGCCTTAAAACCAATATCGATACGAGAGAAGTCGCAATTCAGTCCTTTCACAAGGGTGAGTCTGCGTGTGCGGCTACTAACGCTAGGTTCCGGAATCCTATCCTTGACCCCCTTTATACAGGGGCCAACGTTTGGTTGCATAATGCATTCAAGCGAAAAATAGAGAAGATTCTTGGAACTTATCGGAAGGAGGACTTTTTTAATCTCGGCGCCTGGGGCCCTGGTTCAACTATCAGTATTACTGGTAATGATACTAGTGCCGTCAGGAAGTTTCGTTTTGAGAAGCAAATAACAGCGAAACTGTACGCACTGATCAAGGACGAACTCGTCAGCGAATATCCGAACTGGTTTCCCAGTCAGGATGTCGTTGATAAGCTAGTCCAGGTCACGTGTAGTGAGCTCCTCACTGTATCTAAGAACGCCGCGACGGATAGGACCATATTTAAGGAATCAGGTATTACTACTTGGTTTCAAAAATCACTGGGAGAATCTATTCGCGTTTGTCTTAGACGGCACGGCTACGACTTAAACTCAACTGAACGATCACAAGAAATAGCGAGACAGGGCTCCATTACTGGACGCTCTGTTACGGTAGATTTTGAGAACGCAAGTAATACTATCGCCAAATTGATGATGCGTGAAAGCATTACCGATGAGGTTTGGTTTACTTTGTTGGATGCATGTCGGACGCCAAGTTACACCCTCGACAAAGGGAAGACATTTCACGTGTTCGAGATGTTCTCGAGCATGGGGAATGGCTATACCTTTGAGTTGGAGTCTTTAATTTTCGTTGCAGCTGCAGAAGCTTGCCACGATTACTACGGACTCGCATACGATGATATATCTGTGCATGGTGATGATATCACTATCAACATTGAGGCTTATGACCTTTACCGTCAGTTTTGTGAGTTCCTCGGATTCAAAGTGAATGACCAGAAAAGCTTTGCTACTGGTTACTTCCGCGAATCTTGTGGAGCTTATTTCTTTGACGGCCGGGATGTTCAACCATATTTCTTAAAGAAAAAGTCGTATGATGCCAAAAGCATTTTTAGACTGGCTAATGGGGTTACTAGCGTGGCTCACCGTTATCGCAACTGCGATGGCCGTGATATACGTTTTCTCCCGTTACATCGCTATCTTATAGAGCAGCTTCCGATGACCTTACGGTTAAAAGGGGCAGCAATACAGGGTGACGTTTGTCTCCACGTCGATTTCGACGAGGCGACACCAGTCGTCGTGGGTGATGGTTACGAGGGTTACCTTGTGCCATCACTCCTCGACGCTCCAGTTTCACTGGAGACGACTAGTCCGGCAGTTTTACTTGCTAGACTTTGGTACCCATCCACGGATATGGCTTATGGAAATAAGTCAAACCTTAGGGTCGTGACTAGGACGGTTTGTAAGGCCGTCCTTGTGCATCAGTGGTACAACTTCGGTGCATGGCGTGAGCTATGTGAACCGGATTTGAGGTAGTATTTTGCTACTTCGGTGAAGCTTTTTCACCTGGTTGGGGGTCTCCTTAAAACGTTGATCCAGCGATTCATTTTATCTTAAAAAATAAAATAAATCCACCATAATTGGTTT